TAGATGCAGCTTGTTTTCCGGGATCTTCAGGGTCGCCTGTATTTCTTGCTAATATTGGAAGCTATATAGACAAGATGGGGGTTACCTTGATAGGAAACAGAGTGGCTTTGTTAGGTACGCTTTATGCGGGGCCACAACATACAACTACTGGGGAGATTGTGGTTGTGGATATACCTACTAATACAAGGCCTGTGGCAGTGGGGACTATTCCTACTAATTTAGGTTATGTAATTAATGTTGGAGAATTGGCGGTTCTGGAAGAGGCGATTCGTAAAGTTTCTGAAATGCCGAGAATTTCTAGAAACGCTAGCTGCATGTGTGGAAGTGGGAGACGTTATAAAAATTGTTGTGGGTCATGTTGATTTCTGAGTGTGCGCTTAGGCGCGCAATTCTTTATTGCTTTATTAGGTGTGATGAAAAGCTATGTGGCTAATTATAGAGTCGCGGATGAAAGTTAGATCCTCATTTGCAAAACCTAAAATTTCCCGCTGATCGTATTGGACCTGCGGTGCATTCCGTTCGGCTCTATCCCTCAAGCCGTACTGGTGGACTCGCGCTATCCGGGCGACCCGGCCGGTGAAGCCTACGCTGATGGCACTACCGTCCCCTTTAGCCTTCAGGTATGTCACCTTGCGCAGCTTCTGGAACATCTCCAGCTTGCGGCGGATTCGCCCCTTCTTCCCACGTAAGTCACGCTTCTTCCTGGGTGTGTACTTGCTGCCATCCGGGTTTGCCTGGGCTTTCACACGTTGCTGCTGATTGCGCCGAAGCTGCTGGGCCAGGCTGCGGGCAAGTTTTCCTCGCTCCGCTGGTTCCAACTTTCGGAGTAGGGGGCCGACCCAGTCCTCAAGTGCCTCTAGGCTGCCGTTCATTTGGGCACTACCCATTCACTTGCGTTGCCCTGGGCATCTGGTACCCAGTTCGGATCAAGATAGTCCGCGACACGTTGCGGCTCGCCGGCATGCTTGACGGTGGTGTTGCCCTGGTCATCCTTGCCGACAATCACCCGCTCTGTCAGCGGTAGGGTCAGGCTGAGGTCGACCTTGCTGGTGTCGATGATATCGGCTTCGAACTGAATGCCGTTCTTCACTTTGTCGAGGTTTTCCAGCAGCTCGGACTGGTTGACGCTGAGCCAGCCGAGGATTGGCAGTATCACGCTGTCGGGGTGCCCGGCGAATTCGGTGAGGATGATCTGCAGGTCAAAGCTGTACTCAAAAGACAGGCTTGCGGCAGCAGTGCAGCGGACCTTGCCGTTGTCGATGAAGATCAGCAGGCGGCTGGGGTCGAGCTTGAATTCGTCGACGGTGGCCAACAGGTGAGCGCGTAGGCTTTCGTGCTTGTTCATGGTTTGGCCTGCTGGTGTTGATAAACCATGTCGACCTGGGCGGCGCAGTCGGCCCAGGCGGCTTCGATGCGGTCTTGGTCGGTGAGTTGGTCGCCGTTACTGCGCGGGCTGGTCGCCGGCAGTTGGCACGGCACCACGGCCGGACAGCCACTGACGATAAGTGTCGGCGCCGGTAAGGGCGGGGCGCTCACGCAGCCGGCGAGCAGCGTCAGGCAAAGGCTGAGCAGCCCAGTCGCGTAGTTCGGCGTTTTCATGTTTCAGCTCCTCTATGGTTCGCTCACGTTTTGCCAGGCCTTGGCGCAACAGGTCCTGTTGAGCGCGCAGGGCGCTTTGGGCGGTGCGTTCCTGTTGTAGGGTGGTGGTGAGCGTTTTGGCGGTGGCGAGGTTCCGCGCGGCGTCTTCGCGGGCCGTGGCTGCTGCTGACTCTGCCCGTTCGGTTTTGCCCTCGGCGAGGTCGATGCGCTGTTGCTGGCCCCAGATCAATAGCGCCAGGGCACCGAGCAGGGCGATGCCGTACAGGGCCTGGCGCAGGGTGCTCACGCGCGGTACCAACCGAGTTTGTTCATGGCGCAGGTATCGAGTTGTTTGATGGGGCCGCGCACGATCACGGCTCGGGTGCCGTTCATCAACTGAATGGATTCGACCAACAGCTGCATGTCGTCTTGTTTAGTCGACTCCGGCACCACCAGCAGGTCACCGTCCTGGACTCTCAGTTTCTGCACAGCCTCAAAGTCGATCATGCTGCCACCTGCCCGCAACCACAGCCGGCGTGTCGCTCATAGGCGCGTTGGAGTTTGGTGTCGTAGAGATTGCGCTGATAGTTCGGCCCGTTGTAAAGCTTGGCGAACTCGGTCCACTTGCGTGCTTTCAGGGCCTTATGTAGAACCGGATCGGTTTCAATGAATCGAGTGAAGGCGTCGAACTGCTGCGATTCGCCGGCACTCATGGCCGCCACAAAGTCCTGCACGCTGGAGTAGCCCAGGCGCTTCCAGTGGAAGCCCATGATCTGGAATGCACCCCAGGACGCAGATTCCAGCGCGGCGGTGTCGTCGATCAGTCGGGCCATTGCCAGGCGCTGGTGTTCGGCGGTACCACCGACGTATCCACCGGGCTTTTGGTTTACCAGAGCCGGGTTGGCGGTGGTGAGCTGGTCGGCCTGGCGTTTGAGTTCGGCCGGGTCATCGCCTTCATGCCGTGGCGTGGATAGCTGGCGGTACATGATGTGCCGCTCGAACAGGATCACCGGCTTGCCATTGTCGAGGAAACCCTTGCCATTGGATTCCACTTCGTTGACCGCGTAGATGCTGGCAAGGGGCAAGTCGAGGCGTTCGGCGGCTTTCACCAGGTCGTTGTTGCGCAGCAACTGGGCACAGTCACCACCGGCCAGGCTGGTTTGGGTCTTGGTCCCGGCAATGCCATCAGCGACCAGGCCGGCTTTCACTTGGTAAGCACGAACGGCGGATTCGGTGGCGTCGCCGTAGTCGCCGTCCACCACCAGCTTGGCCCCGTGGTTGTTGAGGTTCTTTTGCAGAATGCGGACGGCTTGCGAGCGGTCGCCGTGACGTAGGGTGGTGGTCATGCGCTGGGCCTCAACAGGGCGGCGACGTTGCCGCGAGAACGGAAAATCAGGGTGCAGAGCAGCACGATGGAGACGGCCTGCCAGAGGCTGGTGGGCTGGCGGTACAGGAGGATTTCCAGACCGCAGATACACAGCGCGGCGCCGAACAGGCTGGCCAGCAGCGAGATGCTGCGCCGGTACCGGGCCGCACCTCGGCTGTAACAGGCCAGGCGCAATGCACTGAGCAGGTAGGCCAGCGCTGTGACCACTTGAACGGTAAGTTCGATGTTCGGCATATCAACTGCCCCCTCGGATGCGACGCCAGATGTCCCAGATATCCGCTTTTTCAACCCAGACCATGAGCTTGATGCTGATGGGGATGACCACCAGGGCACAGACAAAAGCACTGCCACCACTGGTGATGAACGGGACTGCTTGCAAGGCAATGGGCGCGATGAGGTAACCCACCCCGGCCGACAGAAACAGCGACCCCAGCCGCTGCCAGACCTTCAGGTCATGCTTGGTGCTGGTCACCAGCCAGGCGCCGAGGATCGCGCCAAACAGCGCCTCCCCGTCGATGATCGGCGTAACGGTCGCCAGGCCCAGGCCCATAAGAAGGCCGGTCACAGCGCTGGAAGTCGGATCAGCCATGGTGTGGGTTTCCTTGGTTGCAGGGGATCAGTCCCATAGGTTCACCATCTGCCGCTGTGGGGCGCTGGTTTGGGCTTCGGGCATGTTGACGGCAAGTCCTTGCGGCAAGATTGGGCCGTGGTCGGCCAGGCCAGGGTTGGCCTCAAGCACGGCCTCAGTGACGCCTGCTGTGCGGCCGTAGTACCGCCAACACAGAGCATCGACGGTGTCGTTTTGATAGGCGCGGACGGTGGTGGCCATCAGATCAGCTCCACGGTGGTGCGGCCGATGCCAAGGAAGTCGCGGACGGCCCAGCGCAGGTCGCGGCGGTAGTCGTCGATGTTCGGGGTGAGTTCTTCGGCTTTGTGGTTGCCGACATTGGTGGTGTCGTAGGAGCGGTATCGCTCGCAGACTTCGGCGCCGGTACCGGCTTCGATGGCGCGACGGTAGAGGTGTGCTTTTACTGACACATCCTTGATGCGGTCACCTGGTACGTCGTCCAGTGTGGTGTAGCCAGCAGCTTGTTGGGTTGCACGCCATTCGCCTAGTTCGCGGTTGAGGTTGATGGCTGCGGCAATCACGGCAGTTTCCAGGCGAGCCGGCGTGACGCTGTTGTCAATGCGCAGGGTGGCGCGCAAGTTGTCCAGGTCAATCGACGGCCAGAACGGGTCAGTGTTGATGTGGCCGCTGCTGACGGTGCCGTTGGCTACAAATGCGCTCATGACTGCACTCAGAAATAGGTCGCCGGTGGTCGGGGCTTCACGTTCAGGAGGAGCGGCCTGGCCGATCCGCCCCGAGCCGGCGGGGTGCGTGGGGACGCTCGGTTAGCTGCTTGGAGCAGCGAATTTTTTGAGGAGACGCTCGACGCGCTCCAGATCCTTCTTGCCACCGCAGCTGGTGTTCAGCTCAATGGCGCGGGCCAGGTAGTTTTTTGCAGATTCCAGGTAACCGATGGCGATTACCTTGCTTTCTGAGGTTTCATCGTCAGAAACCCTCTCAGCACACGCTTTACCTAGCGCCAGGTGTAGCTTGGCTTTGGCCTGGTCAGGCATGTCCTCTTCACCTGCGATCTGCTCAGTGCGTAGCAGCAGATCCAGATCAAAGGTGCCACCAGCCTTCTGCGCTTTTAGGGCCACCTCGGCAATTTCTTCCGCGATGATGGTGCCGGTGGTGCGCTCGAAGCGGTCAGCCATCAGTAGCGCGTGATTGATCACGTACTCAGCAATGTCCAGGGCGCCGGCAAAGTCACCGGCATCCATCCGCCAGACCATCAGGGTGGTGAGCACCTGGTCTTGCGCGCCTTTACCTTCGGCGAGGACGCCTTGCACATACGGGATGTATTCAGGCAGCAGCTGCCGTTTCAGCTCTGCCTTTCCTTCAATCGATTGCACCTGCTTCAGGCGCAGATAGTCCTGCTGGAGCTTGGCAAGGTGCAGCTCGTAAACGGTGGAACCTTCCATCGTCATGGCCGGACCGGCCACGGCAGCCGCTGCAATGGCTGCTGTGACGCGCTGGAAGTGATGGCGGCAGGGATTGGTCATGGTTGCCGCCTCAGCTCAGGGTGATGTTTTCGGCCATGGCAGCGCAGCCCAGGTCTTCGATCACATAGCTTTCGTTAACCGATTCGAAGTTCTCGATGCGGTCGCGTTTGGCGTTGTCGACGACGGTGCGGCGGCGCGTGCCTTCCTGCCAGTACAGCGACAGGTTGTCGAGACGGGTCACCAACAGGCCGTTGGCCGGGAAGTGCGGTACTCGCACTGCTGGCAAGTTGCCGATGCGCTTCTGACTGGTGACGATATCGGCCGCGAGTATCTCGGTTGGCGCCTGGGTTTTGTTGATGATCGGGAAGTACTTGTCTGCCAGCAGCTGGCGACCACAGATCACTACCAGGTCGGTGTCTTCCTGATACCAGGGCTCGATGAACTCGTTGACCATACTGACGACCAGGGCGTCGATGTTCTCGAAGTCCTTACCGGCGCCGATCTGGATTTTCCCGCTGCCGCCCACCACTTCATGCAGCACGCGAGCGGCGTTTTCCAGTCGCATTTTTTGCAGCCAACCAATGTTCACGTCTTGCAAAAGTGGGTTGGTGGCTGGGTTGGATGTCTCTGCACGACTGGTGCCGTTCCAGCCGATCATGATGCGGTTGAGCGCCTGGGCCTTGATAATGGCGTCACGAATACGGGCTTGAAAGTCCTTGAACTTGGCCCACTGGTCCAGCTTTTGGTAACGAATGCCTGTGTCGAAGTTGGTCTGGGTGCAGAGGTACTTACGGCTGTCCAGGCCGCTCGGGTCGCGGGGCTCGCGGTCCTTTTGGGTCGTGTCGGTGGTGCTGGCAATGGTGCCATCGATACCGATGCCGATTTTTTCACCCGACTGTTCCGAAACACCGAACACGTTGATGGCACTGAGGAACGCGCTGGACTCCTGAATCCGGGTTTCCAGTGTCTGGGCCACGCTCGGTGCGGCGGTAAATTTAGTGGTGACGTCGCCAACCCCGTGCAGTTGCGCGAGTTGTTGCAGGTAGGCGTTGTACAGGACGCGGGTATCGTTACGCATGGTTTTCTCCGATGTTCCTTGGCTGGGTGTTGTCCGTGGTGTGGATCAGCAGTCAGTGACGAGCTTCCCGTCACTGCCCGTAGCCGGCGGGCGAACGGAGAACTGCGGGTTTTGTCCGGTGGTGTCCGGGGTGTTTTCGAGTTTTTTGACCAGCGCC